CCTATATTGGGTACACTGCAACGAATCTCTATGTCTCTCCACTCTGAAATCCGCGATGGCGACTTTCATGCTGTTGGATCTGTTTACAAGCCTTGAGGACTGGTTTAAGTTTCAAACTACAACCATCTCGGCACAGATTCTTCGGCAGAAAGAGTTGCCAAAGCGTCCAGAGTGGATTTCGATGGAATCCGTTGGTTCCATCTGTGGTGGGCGATTTCATCGCCTCGTTCGAACGTACACGGGTGCGCGAATGGATCGGGGGCTTTCTGCCCGCATGGTCTCATTCGCCGCTGGGATTCTCGGGTTAAAGCGCGCTGCGTTGCCTCTCCGAGAGATCTTGATCCAAGATTCTCTCAAGAAGCATGCCGCCGCGCTTGCCAGGCCCATGATTAACCCGTATGAAAGTACGATTGGATTTCGCATTGCGACGTGTCTTGAGAGGCTTATACCTCAGGTCCTAGACACGGCCGATTGGCACTCAGTCTTTCCATCTTCGTCAGCGCATTATCGCTGGTCGAAGAAAGACAAGGGTGCCTTCGGTAAAGTGACCGCAAAGATGCCGGAGAAAGATCAACTCTTCGGCGCTTGCCAGGCCCTTGTAGGATTTGTTAATCCAAAGCCTGGTCGCGGTTTACCCATTCCAATCTACATCCCGTTCTATCAAACGATGCTCCTCGAGTGGATCCTCGAGGAGTCCGCCACAGAATCACGTGACTGTGATGTACATGTCGTACTCGAGCCTATGAAAGCTCGAATCATCACAGCAGGCCCCCCTATGCGCTATCACCTTTCAAGGTGCCTACAAAAGCAAATTCATGGTGCGATGCGATTGCATCGTGAATTTCGGCTTATTGGCGAACCGATCTCTGCGAAGATTCTTCAAGAAAACTTCCGAGATATGAAAGGGTATCAGGCAAAGGAGTGGGGCTACACGTCGGCCGATTATTCGGCCGCAACGGATAATATCGATTCTTCTTACTCCACTATTGCTCTCAATTTCATCTGGAACGAGCTCAAGATCAATGATGATCGACTTAAGTCGGTCTATCTTGACTCAATGACGGGACATCGTATGCACTATCCGTCTGATTATCACGATGGCAGCGAGCCGCTGCCCGAGATCGATCAGACGAATGGTCAGTTGATGGGTTCTCCGTCGTCGTTCCCCATTCTCTGCCTGATTAATATGGCAGTTTTATGGGCCGCTTGGGAATTCTATTGCGAACAGCGACGCGGTTATGCGCCGAAGTATCGCGAGATGGTTTCCGAATTGCGACCACTTGTGAATGGTGACGACCTATTGTTCCGTCGTCCGGATGAATTTGTTCCCCTCTGGAGGAACTTCGTTGAGGCCGCTGGTCTGCAGCCTTCCCCGGGCAAGAATTATGACTCTCATGAATTTGTAGTCATTAATTCGACCTTCTACCTTTGTGAAAAGGAAGAGAAGTATATAGCACCGATCTACGATGGAAAACGCTTTTGGAGCGGATTCCATAAGTATGACGTCAATTTTCAACTCGTACCCTGGGTATGCGCTGGCCTGTTAAAGGGCCAAGGACGCGTACTCACGGATACTCGTAGGGGACAAACTGACGATCAGATCGATATCGGTAGCTTAGCTTCTCAATTGATGGTCGCCCTTTGGGTGGGCTCCGAAGTTCCCTGTGAGGGATGGAGAGAGCGATGTCAGGAGATTTGGTTCTCAAATTGTCGCGAAC